ATATTAATAATAAACAAAAAAATTCTTTAAATATTATACAAACTATAACTTATGAATATATCTAATTACTATTGGTATTTTAAGTCTGTAATACCACCAAGATTATGTGATGACATAATCCAATACGGTTTATCTAAATCAGAGGTTTTAGCTAAAGTAGGAGCTTTTAAAAATAAAAAATTAAATAAAGATGAAATTAAAGATTTAAAAAGAAGAAGAAATTCTAACGTAGTTTGGATGAATGATACTTGGATATATAGGGAATTGCATCCATATATACATCAAGCTAACAAAAATGCAGGTTGGAATTATGATTGGGATTGGTCAGAGTCTTGCCAATTTACAAAATATAAGCTAAATCAATATTACGATTGGCATTGTGACAGCTGGGATAAGCCTTATGAAAAAGAAGGGCCTACAAAAGGTAAAGTAAGAAAATTGTCTATGACATGTCAATTAACAGATGGTTCTAAATATGAAGGTGGTGAATTAGAATTTGATTTTAGAAATTATGATCCTCATATGAGAGATGAGTCAATACACAAAGTACAATGTAAAGAAATATTACCTAAAGGTTCTATCATTGTATTTCCTTCATTTGTATGGCATAGAGTAAAACCTGTGACGAAAGGAGTAAGATATTCATTGGTTATGTGGAACCTTGGATATCCATTTAAATAATATGAGAATTGAAAGTTATTTTAAAACCCCAATATGGTCTGAAGAAAAACCAGAATTTATTAAATCACTTAATAAAGCTTCTAATCAATATATTAAAGACGCTAAAAAAAGAGATAAAGAATATATTAAAAAACATGGTGATTTTGGGAAGAGTTTTCATTCTACCCCTTTGTTAAGAGATAATAATTTTTTAGATTTTAGAAATTATATAGGACAAAAGTCTTGGGAATTTCTTGATTGGCAAGGTTTTGATATGCAACAGTACACCACTATATTCAGTGAACTATGGGTACAAGAGTTTGCTAAAAAAGGTGGAGGCCATCATTCAGCTCACATTCATTGGAACCAACATGTATCAGGTTTTTATTTTTTAAAATGTTCTGACAAAACTTCTTTTCCAATATTTCATGAACCTAAAACTGGTGCACGTGCTACAAAATTAAAAATGAAACCTGGTAATGGTATATTTCATGGAAGCGAATTAATACATTTTAAACCAAAGCCTGGAACATTAATTATATTTCCTGGATACTTAGAACATGAATATGCAGTCGATCATGGTATAGAACCATTTAGATTTATACATTGGAATATTCAAGCGGTGCCGAAAGAGATGGCTAAAGATGTCTTTTAAAAAAAATAAATACACAGTTATCAGACAAGCAATATCAAAAGACTTAGCTACGTTTGTTGCAAATTATTTTAATATGAAAAAACAAGTTTATGATACTTGTATGAAAAATAGATATATATCGCCTTACGAAACTTTATTGGGATATTATGAAAAAGAAAATGAACAAATACCAAATACTTATTCTTGTTATTCTGATTTAGCCATGGAAACTTTAATGCTTAAATGTCAGCCTATTATGGAAAAAACAACAGGGTTAAAATTATATCCCGCATATACTTACGCAAGAATCTACAAAAAAGGTGATGAACTAAAAAGACACAAAGACAGATTTAGTTGTGAAATATCTACTACTATGAATTTAGGTGGTGATGATTGGTCAATATATTTAAGTCCAAATGAAAATGTCGGTATTCCAAATGGTAAAGATATTACAGTTGAAAGCAAAGCTAAAGGTCTTAAAGTAGATTTAAAACCAGGAGATATGTTGGTATACTCTGGTTGTGAATTAGAACATTGGAGAAAACCATTTAAAGGTGAAGAATGTATACAAGTATTTTTACACTACAACAATTCCGAAACAGCAGGATCTAAAGAGAACATTTTTGACAAACGTCCTCACCTAGGTCTTCCTTCTTGGTTTAAAAAGTAGTATTTTATAATGGGTGCAGTGAACCACCACACACCACTCACTGCATCCTTTATAAGGTACATTGATTATGCTATAATGCCTTATGCCATTAACAAATGTACAAATAAGACCTGGATTTAATAAACAAGTAACAGCTACAGGAGCCGAAGGTCAATGGACTGACGGTGACTTTGTTAGGTTTAGATACGGATTACCTGAAAAAATAGGTGGTTGGGAACAAATAACTAATAAAACTTTAGTTGGTGCTGTTAGAGAACAATTAGTTTGGGCTGATTTAGATGGTAGATCATACGCAGCTTTAGGATCAAATAAAGCTTTGTTTATATATTATTCAGGAGCATTTTTTGACATCACTCCATTAGATTCCGCTATAACTGGTTGTACTTTTGATACTACAGATACATCAGCAACAGTCACTGTAAATAAAATAGCTCATGGACTATCTGTTGGTGATTTATTTACATTTACTTCTGTAACACCTCCTTCTGGTGCTGGTTATGTAAGTGCAGATTTTGAAACAAATACATTTGAAGTTATAACTGTACCCACTAATGACACTTTTACAGTTACAATGGCTGCAAGTGCTACTGCAACCACTTCAGCAAGTGGTGCTGCAACAATAAATCCTTATATTAAAGTAGGCCCATTAAAACAAACTGGAGGTTACGGTTGGGGCACATCCTCATTTGGAGGAGCGTCAGGAATTTTAGGTGTCTTAAATGGAGCCCTGCTTGATGACACAAACGGCACTGGAGGAACAGGAAGTTCTATAACGCTTGCATTTACGACAGGTTTTCCAACCTCAGGAACTATTAAAGTTGGTGCTGAGTTTATTTCGTATACAGGATTATCAGGAAATGATTTGACAGGTATTACAAGAGATGTAGCGGGAACACGTTCGGCTCATGCTGATGGTTCTTCAGTAGAAGTTTATACTGGATGGGGAACAAGTTCTTTGACAACTTCTGTAGTTTTAGACCCCGCTTCATGGTCGTTAGATAATTTTGGTCAAAAACTTATTGCTACAATTAAAAATGGTAAAACTTTCGAATGGAATCCAATAAATGCAAATCCTGCAGCCTTAACAACAAGAGCAACTGTTGTAAGTGGAGCACCTACAAAATCTGTAATGTCTATAGTTTCAGAAAGAGACAGACATTTAATTATTTTAGGAACCGAAACAACTATAGGAGATGATACTACACAAGACAAAATGTTTATAAGATTTTCAGATCAAGAAAGTATATCCGATTATACACCTACTTCTATTAATACAGCTGGTACATTTAGATTAGACTCTGGTGTTAAAATTGTAGGTGCAGCAAAAGCAAAAGATTATATCTTAATCCTCACTGATACATCCGCTTATGTAATGCAGTTTGTAGGACCACCATTTACATTTTCTATTAGGCAAGTTGGAAGTAATTGTGGTCTAATAGGACAACACGCTTTAAAATACGTTAATGGAAAAGTATTTTGGATGGGTCAAGCAGGAGGATTTTTTGTTTATGATGGTACTGTTAAATCAATCCCTTGTTTAGTAGAAGATTTTGTGTTTACAAACAAAGAAAGTAACTTAGGAATAAATTATGGATCGGGTGAAGAAATATACGCAGGCCTTAATCACTTATATGAAGAAATAAGTTGGTATTATCCTAAATCAGGTTCTTCAAATATTGATAGAGTTGTAACTTTTAGTTATACTGAAAATACTTGGACGACAGGGTCCTTAGCTAGAACATCTTGGCATGATTCAACATTATTCGACAACCCATACGCAACAGAGTACAACGGATCAGGGACACCGAGCTTTCCAACCATACAAGGTGTAACAGCTGCTAACGGTGCTTCAACATACTATGCGCATGAAGTTGGAAATAATGAAGTGGATGCATTAGGTAATAAAACAGCCATACCTGCTTTTATTCAATCTGGAGATTTTGATTTAGCCATAGAAGGTGATGGTCAAATGTTTATGTCTATGAGAAGGTTTGTACCTGATTTTAAATTATTAACTGGTAATGCAGAGGTAACCATTAGATTGAGAGATTATCCAACGGACACCGCAACATCTTCACCTTTAGGTCCATTTACAATAACAAGTTCTACGGACAAAGTAGATACTCGTGCAAGATCGAGATTTGCTAGTTTAAGAATTGCAAATACATCGACTGATGAAAATTGGAGATTTGGAACATTTAGAGCAGATATACAACCAGATGGTATGAGGGGATAATGGCTAAAGTAGATATTAATATACCAGAACCAACACCAGAATATACTGAAGAAAACCAAAGACAAATAGCTCAGTCATTAAGAACATTAAAAGATAAATTAAATACTTCTTTTCAAGAAGAATTAAAACAAGAAGTCGAAAGAATTTCTTGGTATACAATGAGGTAACATGAGTTGTAATAATGTAAATAGAGAACTACCTTTTGGTTTAGATGTTGCAGCAGGTAAGATACCTGGTGTTAATGCTCTTTATAAATTTGGAGATAATCCTTCAATTACTAATGTAGAAGAAACTGTTTGGACACAAGGTGGAATTTATGTTTACCCAACTTCAGCGGAAGCAGCTTATATAAGTTCAACTGATGCAAATGATACTAGTGTTGGAACAGGTGCAAGAACTGTTAAA